CAGCCCTCCTAGAGCCGCCTGAGCAAACGTTTGACTGGTTGCTCGATGGTAACGACTTCCGCAACTCTCCCGCGCCTATATCGTGGCTAATCAAGGGCTGGATGCAGAACAATAGTCTGATGATGGTTCACGGCCCATCGGGATCTGGTAAGACATTCTTGATGCTTGACTGGTGTTTACGCTTGGCGGCAGTTGATATGGAAAATCGAGACTGGTGCGGACACAGAACCAAACAAACGCCAGTGGCTTATCTTGCCGGTGAGGGCCACCACGGTTTACGAGGCCGTATCGCCGCATGGCTCCAGCATCATAGTGTAGACAGTATACAGATGTGGATATCAAAGAGCGGCACGGATCTCAACACGAACGAAGGACTCGTGAAGGTGATTGAGAACATCCGAGCTTTGCCGGTTCAGCCGAAGGTTATAGTTGTAGACACATTGCACCGATTTTTACTTGGCGATGAGAACTCAGCGCAAGATGCCAAGACAATGCTCGACTCGTGCGCTGTATTGATGGAAGAGTTCGACTGCACTGTTATTCTAGTGCATCACACCGGCGTATCTGAGGAAGCTCAACATCGCGCTAGAGGATCATCAGCTTGGCGTGGAGCTTTGGACATTGAAGTGAGCGTGAAGCCAGGAAACTCTGATCGACCAATTGAAATTGTGCAACGCAAGATGAAAGATGCTGAGATGCAACAGTCAAAGTTCTTTGATCTCAAGCCGGTCACAATTAATGGTTGGCGAGATGAGGACGATCAATTAGTATCGAGCGTTGTACTTGATCCAGCTAATGAGCCTATCAGAGAAAATAAGAAAAGCTCAAAGGTTGCAGAGTTTAGGAAACGATTTGAGCGAGCTTGGCACGCGTCACATCGTGAGAGAGATTCAAAGGGTCGGCCATTTGTAGATAGAAATGCAATGATGGATTTCTTAACTGGGCCATTTATCGGTATGTCAGAATCAGCCGCAAAAAAAGCATTACAAAAGGATCCATCAAGGATGATTGGTTGCTTAATTGATGGTGAAATCGTGGTTCCGTTTGGCAACGGATGGTCGGCAACTGACGCTGCAATGATATTGGATCTTGAGTCGCAATGTCGATAAAGTGCTAATGTTGAGGACAAGACTTTATAATCAATATGTTAGACGCGAAAAAGGACAAAGGACAATTGAGGACAAGACAAAATTGTCCTTTTATGATCTCTTTAAAATCAATGACTTACAAACAAAAAAAGACAAATGCAAGGACAAAATAATTGGAGGACAAGACAAGACATACTCTTTAGAGTATGTCTTTTGTCCTTTTTGTCCCCGAGATTTGCGAGTAGAATCTAAGCTGTGGATAACTTGTTGGAGTTAGAGATGAGTGAAGAAGTGAAAATGGGAAGGCCAACTGATTATACCGATGAGTTGGTGGATAGAATATGCGAAGAAATTGCGGCTGGAAGATCGCTAAATAAAATTTGCAGTGATGAGACTTGGAGTCCAGATAAATCTACGTTTTATCGCTGGATGTATCGGCATCCCGAGATCCGCGACAAATACGCGCGCGCGAAGAATGCGCAACAAGAATATGCTGCCGAGGACATTTTGGAGATCGCTTACGATGCAACGCCTGAGACTTATAACGTGGCTCGATTGAAGGTTGACGCGCATAAATGGGTCGCATCAAAGCTATTGCCTAAACGATACGGCGAGAAGCAACAGCTTGAACATACTGGCGAGTCTGGTGGGCCGTTGATCATCAAGTGGAAAGGCGAGAATGTCTAATTTCGATAAGTTTCTGTTCGTGATGGTAACTTGTCTGGTGTTAACTGTATTCGCGATGCTCGCGGACTTTTTGAGGTGGCATGCCTGAGATAGATATTCCTTATGAAGCAAGAGATGTAATGATGCCGTTCCACCGGCGCAAGCAAAGATTCGCTTGCCTGGTGGCCCATCGAAGATGCGGAAAGACAGTCGCCGCGATAAATGACCTGATACGAGATGCGTTAGTGACCCCGCGCGAAAATGTGCGCGTCGGTTACGTTGCGCCAACATTTCGCATGGCAAAGCAGATTTGTTGGGATTATGCGAAGCATTACACTCAGCACATTCCAGGCATCAAAGTGAACGAGTCCGAGCTTCGTATCGACTTCCCGAACGGCGCGAGGCTTCGACTGTTCGGCGCTGAGTCTGCCGAGTCGATGCGAGGTATCTATCTCGACTCGGTAGTGATGGATGAGCCAGCCGACTTTCCGGCGAATGTGTGGCCGACGATCATCAGGCCGACGCTTGCTGATCGTAGCACGCCAGACTCTCCAACTCGTGCAACGTTCATTGGCACGCCGAAAGGCAAGAATGAGTTCTGGGAAATATTCGACAAAGCCAAGGGCGATAGCGATTGGTATACCGCAATGCACAAAGCAAGCGAGACCAAGATATTGCCGGAGGCTGAGTTAGAGGACGCGCTCAAGATCATGGGCGAGGATCGGTACGAGCAAGAATTTGAGTGTAGCTTCGAGGCTGCGATCATGGGCGCGTACTACGGAACCGAGATGAAGCGCGCGACCGAAGAAAACAGAATCACGAACGTGCCATACGATAGATCGATTGGCGTTGTCACTGCGTGGGACTTGGGCGTTGGTGACTCTACTTCGATATGGTTTGCGCAGTATGTCGGCGCTGAAGTTAGGCTGATCGACTACTACGAGAACTCTGGAGTTGGCCTCGATCATTACGCTAACGTATTGCAAGACAAGAATTATGTTTACGAATCTCACATATTGCCTCATGATGTGCAAGTCAAGGAACTAGGCACGGGCAAATCCAGGCTTGAGACGCTAGACAATCTTGGAATTAGACCTGTCGAAATAGCACCGAACCTACGAGTTGACGATGGCATTCAGGCGGTACGATCCATGTTGGATCGGTGCTGGTTTGATGAGAAGAAGTGTAATCGAGGGATTGAGGCGTTGAGACAATATCAGCGAGACTTCGATGAGAAAGGCAGAACGTGGCGAGGTAGACCGAGGCACGATTGGACTTCGCACGGCGCTGACGCAATGAGATACTTAGCCGTCGGCCATAGGCCGATGCAGACAAGCTGGGGCGAACCGATTAGACGTAACTTGAAAGGTATTGTGTAGTGGCAAGTCCATTAGGAATATTAAAGTTTTTGGATAGTGCGCTTGATCCAAGAACTTGGAATAACGTAAAAAAAGGCAAAGAAGCAGTCGATAGGCTAAAGTGGACTGAGAGGCCATCTGGCGTTGTGGTTCCTGAAGCGAGAAGCATTGAAGAATACGTTCAGAAAAACAAAACAGTTCCAGTAATTTCATCTATCGTTGATAGATCAAAAACTGATGCCATCATTGATAGCGTAAATGACATTCCGCTATCTAGGCCCGTCAATATTGAAGGCGGCACAGACTGGATGTTTAAAGAAAAAGGAAAATTATTTGCAAACCAACAGGCAATTGCAAAAAGACATTTAGATGTTGCGCGTGCTGTAGAAAAAGAATATGGAGTAACGCCATTATTTGCCACGCATATGATGTCTCCAAGTGGTGGAGATTTTGGCGCTCATACGGCACAACTTGCCATGAGCCATGCGTTTGAAAGATTAAATCCTGTTGCAAAAAAAGAGCTAGATAACTTTATTAGAAATCGTGGATTTGATGTTCAAAAGAGTAGACTTTTGCCAAACGGCAAAAAAGAAACGTACATAAAAAATTACAGGTTACCTGATTGGTATGGAATTGATGATCCAAGGTCAGTTCAACAAATAATAAATGCTCCTGCTGATTTTAGGAAAGGAGTTGTCACCAAACTTGGAACAAAAAACTTTTTTGAGTCAGAAGGGTTTCTATCGCCTGGCGAACTTAGGACAATGGTTACTCAAGACGATCTCAGGGACATTCGTGATAGCACTTTTACTAACATAGGAATATTTGATACTTCTGGAAAGCTTGGCCCTTCAGGTCACGGAAGCTATCCTATATATTTTCCAGGAACTGGAACATCTCCAATAATTGAAGCTGGAAAAGTAGGAATACTTGATTTTGATACACTGCTCAAAGCTGGAGCGAAAGATAAATCTGGAAACATTCCAATTGTTCCTTACACAAAAGGTAAGAAACAAAGAGTAATTGCTGATCCAAGAAATCCAACTAATGATGATCTTACCGCTATTGGAAAGAATATTAGTATTGGAGAATTGAACGAGGCGCAATTAGATAAATGGAAGTCTGCTGGAATATTTGGCGCTGGAGCGGCCGGAGCCGCCGGCGTGGCCGGAGCCGCACCGCCTGAGTTCTTGGATCGCATATACAATCCGCAGAACCATAAGTTCATCATGAACGATGACGGCACAATATCAACGCATTTGATGGCTGCCGAAATGGACAGCGATGGCAACTGGTATGTGTTCCCGCTTATTCAAGAGGATGCCGAGGGCAACTTGAATGATTACAGGAATGACTTTGATACAGCGATGGAAAAAGCAATAACCAGTGGCAATTTCTTGCCGTTTGGTCAGAATAAAGATGCAGCGTTAGAATTTAGCAAGAACTACAAGCAAGGAACGCCGCTCGAAGATTTCAATCCAATGAAGCCAACCATCAAGCAAAACATGGAGTCAATGATAAATACTCCAAGACGTGCTGAGGTAACGCCGATGAAGAGAAATGCGGCTCTAGGTCTTATCGCGGATGCATTTAAACTTGGCAAAGATGTTTTGAACGATATGCCATCTGTAAAGGCGTTAGTTCAGAGTGCTTTTGGCGATGTGGGCTTTGGAGCCGAAGTAGTCGGCGCGCCAGGCAAAGAGCCGGTTAAGGTCGAAGGAACATTGCCTGTTGGTGATAAACAGCTTGGATTAGCTCCAGAAGGATATGATAATTTGTCTTATGGCATGATGCCTACAGATGAACAATTGTTGGACATGGGGCTTTTGGCTCTTGGCCCAATAGGTCAAATTGCAAAACCATTAAATTTATTGCGAAAGGCTAGATAAGACATGGGGATTCTTGACGAAATTATTGCTAAATTTAGAGGCCAATCTAGCGATCCTAACTTTAACGTAGAGCCTGATGGGCCACCATCTCAAACTATTTCTCAAGCTCCAATGACAAATCAAGGATTATTAGAAGTAGGATCTGTGATGCCTGAGCAACAATTGCAAGATGACAGATACAAGCAATCTAAGATTAGAAAAGTTGTTGCTTCGAGGCCTGGCGAGACTGACTATGAGCTAGAAAATGGCGTTGTTATTACAACGACTGGAGTTGTATCTGATAGGACTAATAATCCTGGCAACATAACAGTGCCACAGTATTATCCAAATGATCCTCGTAAATCGTTTGAAAAAGCAAAAAGAACATTATCTTGGTTTAAAGATGCGGTTGACTTTATTGGCCCATTTAAAGAGCAAACAAAGGGCGGCAAAGATGTATTTCAGTATTATCCTGTTTATCAGAACCAACAAGACGGCAATGAAGCCGCAAGGTTGCTACTAACTAGAGGAAAAGCCTACACAGGAAAGTCAATTAAATCTGCTCTTGCTACTTGGGCGCCATTAAAAGGCGATGACACTACACAATACACAAATACTATTGTTAATGAAATCAACAAAAACGTACCAAAAGGTCAAAAAGTTACGGAAAATACGCTTATCAAAGATTTAAGCGATGTTCAAATGAAATATTTTCAAGCTGGTATGAAAAAACAAGAGGGATCTGGCGCTAAGGCGCTTCAATCATTTGTTAAAAGTGCTGGAAGAATGCAACAACAAGGTTTGATAGGAAAAGATCAAATGAATATTTTAGATATGCTCCCTGGGAATTTTTAAATGACAATCACAAACTACACAAACCTACAGTCAACGGTCGCAGACTTTCTAAACCGTAGCGATTTGACCAGCGTCATACCGACGTTTATCCAGTTGGCCGAGTCGCAAATTAATCGCGATGTTCGGCATTACAGCATGGAGGCCAGAACTTCTGCGGCTCAAGATGCTGGCGACGAATATATGCAAGTACCATCGGACTGGCTCGAAACAATCAGGATGCATGTACTAGGCACTGGAACAACGACGCTTGACCTAATATCCAGAGCCTCCATGTCTGATAAACGAGAAGGCGCTGAGGATATGTCAGGTAGGCCTCAGTATTATTGCCATGCAGATGGCCAATTTCAGCTATATCCAACACCGGATGCCGAATATACTATCGAGCTACTTTACTACCAAAAAGTGCCTGATTTGGCATCAAATAGCACAAATTGGCTATTAACAAGCGATCCTGACGTATATTTGTATGGAACGTTGATGCATTCTGCTCCATACTTACAGGAAGATGGTAGGGCAACGGTTTGGGCTTCTCTTTATTCTGCTGCAGTTCAGCGTTTAAATGAGAGTTCGGAGAGATCCAGGTATTCTGGTTCAGGTTTAACACTTAAAGTAAGAGGACTAGGCTAATGAGTTTTTCAAATTATTTAGAAACAGAGCTTTTGGATCATGTATTTGCAAACAATGCTTACACATCTCCAACAACTGTTTATGTAGGACTATTCACATCAAATCCAGATGAGGACGGAAG